TGCAGCGTCGAAATACCCCAGCCGTTGGTCATTTTGTAGGTGTTGGGAATGTGGATCACGTCAGACGCTTCCACTGCATCAATATTCATGATGCCCCGGCGGGTGTAGTATTGCACCCTGTACGTGCCGTTGGCCTCGTTGTAGCCAGCACCGAAGCAGAGCCACAAAGCCACGGGCCATCCCCGGTCGTCGCGCTCGATGTAGGCGATGCCGTTACCGTTCTGGAGTTTCGAGATAACCAGCCCCTGCATGAAGGCCGAAGCCGTCATCATCGGGTTCGGACGGACTTGCAGCAGGTAGTTCAACTGCTGCCCGTAGGTGACATACTGACTGCCAACGGCTCCCACTTCAGGGACGAAATTACCGCCCTTCTTGTCGAGCTTCTGATATTGAAGCATAAACTGCCCCTCCGTCTTGGCTATCAACCCGACTGCACGATAGACGGCGGGGACGGTCAGTGCCGCCTGTGGCGTCAGCACATGGCGGATGTGCGACTGGAACGAGCCGCTTTCGCCCGTAGCCTTGCTGCTGGTGGTTTCCGGCTCAGCCACATTCGTCTGGTCAGTGGTCTCGCGTACAGCCATTAACGGCATATCGTCCATCACCTCGCGCTGCTGAAAACTATTGAATCTTGAAAAACTGCTCATATTTCTGCCTTTTTTATCGTATGTTTTACGGACACGGGTTTACTTAATCCAGCGGGCCTGTGCCTTGGAACGAGAAACTTCCTTTGGCCAGTGCCCCTACGGCTCCCGTTGCACTCCACTGCTTCACGATGGCCTGCCCAGACAATGTATCATTCTCCAAGTCTGTCTGTAGCGACAGCGTAACCCTGGTGTTCACCATTGCCGCGTTGCTCCTCATCGGAGTGCCTGTTGCCGGAATGAGATGGCTACACGAAACAGTCCACATTTTCCTGCCGGACATGAACTCGCGCCACTGCTGCTGTGTGGCACTGGCCACCTCGATGTCTTCGCCCTGTATGTTGATTTCGCACGACTTGGCACCGGCAATGGCTGTGCCGTTCACCTTGATGATGAGATTATGTCCTAATACAATCATATTGTTGTGTATTTGTTTACCAGGTTACTATTTCGCCTTGTCCTTTGCGCTTGAATGTGCGGTTGGCAGAGAGGATGATGTCTTCACCGTGGATTATCCCTGTCACATGCACCTCACGACTGGAACTTTGGAGCCCCTGCGCTACATTGCTCGACTGGGCTGCATTGAGCACTATCTCGCCGGCATTCAGGCCCACCAGTTCCGAACCATCGACGAGCGCGGGGATGTTGTCACCACTGTATGAGCTGCCCTTCACCATACCTCCGTTGGCATAGCCAGTGGCGGAGTGGATGGCTGCTATGCTGCTAATCATAGTTGCCAAGCCTGTAGCGGCAAAAGCTATCCATCCCCATCCTGCGTTGGCGGGGTTCATGGCTGCTTGTTTTGATGCTTCTGCATAGGAGAGTGCCATCGTAGCGATGGCTTGCATCACGGTGCCAGCAACCTTCGCCGCAGGGTCTTCGATAGCGTTGAACGCCTGGCCAATACTGTCTACCACTTTTGCCGTTTCGCTTGCCGTTTTTTGCAAAGCAGTCATGCTCTTGATTGATTTTATCTTTTCAGGATCAATCTCTATATTGAGTTTTATGGGGTTTTTGGCCAGTTCCTCTTCAATCTTCTTAATGTCTGGCATAAGACCATCAGCAATACCGACAGGCGACGCACCATCGCCATTTTTCATTGAATAGAGCAGTTCGATACCTTTTTTATTGAAGGCATCGGATTCTTTCATGCTCTTCAACTTTTGCTCCGCCTCTACGAGTTGATAGAGATAGCCTCTTTTCATCTCCTCGCCCGCCTCGTTCCATTTCTTCTGCAAGTCAGACACGAGCTTCGCTTGTGCCGCGATGCTACCCTCAGCATATACGACTTCGGTCTTACCGCCTGAACGACCACCGCCACTGCCGCTGCCGCCGCCAGCCAAATCTGGTATATTGGACTCAATCTTGATAGGCTTGTTAATTTCCTTGGCACCTGCTACCAGTTGGTCTCGCATGATTTTCAGCGCGTCCATCTTCTGCTGAAGATACCTCACATCTTGAGACTCGCCTGAGCCCGCACCTGGACGCTTGCCGCCATTCTTGATTTGAGTATCAAGAGCCATAATCTGGCGGTTGTAGTCCTCCACCATTCCGCTCAGCGTGGAGTTGAAGATGTAGTCGCTACCACCGGCCTTCTTGATGACATTCAGTTTCTTCAGCTGCTTGTCAACCTTGGTGTTACCGCTACCAGACTCGCCATTCATCGAGTTCAGCATGTTCTTCAACCGGCCTGCCTCAGTCAACTGATTCAGCAGCGTGGCGAGTGGACCACCGATGATGTCGAGGATGCCAACCTTCATCGAAGTCCACAACTGACTGCTGGCTTCTTCGACGGGTGCGAACTTGCGGCCAAGTTCTTCCATCTTGTTCTGGAGGCTGACGTTGGCCTGTGCTGCACGGTCGGCAGCGGTCTCTACATAGTCACCAGCCTTGGCCATCTGCTCGCGGATAATGGCACCGACGGCCTTGGTCATGTCGCCAGTCTCCTTCATCTTGTCTTTGACTTCGGTGGCACTCAGTCCGAGGTTGTCAAGGATCATGAGCGACTTACGACCAAGACCTGTCACGATGGAGTCAACCATGTAATCTACCGACTGGCCGGTGTCCTTGGCTTTCTGCTGGGCAAATGCCAACATCGTGCCGAGTTCATCGAGCGGCAGCTTGAAGTCGTTGAACTTCACGGCTGCTTTCATCAGTTCGATGTCTGTCACGGTGCCGTGGGTAGCCTGGCGCAATCCGTCGAGGATGTCACCACGACCCAGCCGCTCGAAGGCGATGCGGATGCCTTCGCCCTGCTTGGCCAGTTCCACGCCTTGCTTCACCATGTCGCCCATCTCGCTGGCCAGTCCTGCGAGCATACCGGCTCCCTTGGTCATCAGATTACCGCCGAACACCTGCAAGGCTCCAGACATCTTGTCGCCGATGCCGGAGAGGAAGCCGCCGCCTTTCATATCGGGCATTTTCATATCGCCCAGCGACTTGTTTATGCCCTCCATTTCGGCCTTTGCCTGACGAAACTTTTCTTTGATTTGATCAATGCTATTCAAGTAGTCTTGACCGATAGTCTTCTTCTGTGCCTCGCTCATGCGGTTGTACTGCATGGTCAGTTGCTCGATGGTCGCCTTGTAGTCGTTCATCTGCCCCTTGGCGGTCTTGGCCGTCGAGTCCATCTGTCCCATCATCTGCACGAACTTCTGCATCTTCTGGCTCTCCTTTTCGAGAGCCTGCTGAAGTCCGCCGTTGGCCTGGGTGAAATTGTCAAGGCTCTGCTTGGCCTTCTTCAGACCCGCATCCCATTTGCCGGTGCCGACACCGAGTTCAAGCATTGATGTTGCCATATCTTTCGCTATTTATTTTCTACATTATTAAAAGTCTCATCCAGCCACCTCTCCACGTAGTTCACAAGTGTTGTGCCCAACTGTGCGGCTGCTTCTCGCATATCATTGCTGACGCTGCCGAAGAACGACCGTGCGCCGATGCTTCCGCGATTGCCGTAAGTGGCCCTCGAACCTCTGCCGACAGCACCGCCAGAGCGTGCCGTTCTTACGTCGGTGCCGTATTCGAGGAATCTGAGGATAAATGCACGGTCGGGGCCGTAGTATTCGTAGAGTTTGCGGGTGCGGTCGCTGACGATTCTGTTTCTGCGGATGCCACTCACGCCACCCGTGCGCTCTGGGTATGTGCGTGTCTTGTAACTGATGCGCTTGCGGTTGCCCAGGATATTGACATTTCCCTTCAACTCGTTCCTATACATCCGTCGGCTCACGGCAAAGGCTGCATCCTTGGCTCCTGCCGACTGCGCCTTCTGCACGGCCTTGGCCCTAACGATGCCGAGCACCTTGCCCAACTCCTTTCGCACCAGCGGCTCAAACCATCCGTCAAACGCCTGCATCGACATGCTACTCCATGCCGTCTGTACCTCGCTTCTGGCTTGCAATTGCTTGAGAACCTTGGTGATTACCTCGTTCACGTTCTCCAGTTGCGAGAAGTCGGCTCTCAGCCCCTCCACACGGGCGTTTGTCGCTGATAGTTGTTGTAGATACGTTGCCATACATCTATCCACCGAATCCCGTCTGTGGGTTTACCATACGGACAAAAAAAATCCCTGCCGCGTCGTTACGACGGAGCAGGGAAACGATTTTTGTTTAATTATTTATAGACAAAAAAGAATGAATGTGTGGAATGGTCATTCTGTCACGATGCCGTCGAGTGCCACCACTTGTGCCATCGTCCAGTCATTCGATGCCATCAGCTTACCGAAGGCATCCTCAGAGAGGGTTTCGATTTCCACCTCCACCTCCTTCTTGGCAAAGTCGCTGATGGTGTCGTTCACCAACTTCTGGTAAGCCTTGAACTCCTCGATGAACTTGCCATACTCGGCAGCACCCATCGGCAGCTTCTGTGCATCGAAATCGGTCTGCTTCACGGTGCGCTCATACTCCTGTGCCTTGGCCAGACGCTCGTCGAAATCCTCCGACGGCTTCATCTTCTCGGCGGCATCCTTCGAGTCCTCGTCAAATTTCTCGGCCACTGGCTTCAGCTTGCGGGTAATCTTCCACACCTTGATCTTGTCGGTATCGTCGAGTTTGCCATATTTGGCTGACGACAATACATTGAATGCCGCCAGCACCTTCTCAGTTGTCAGGGTCAGCTTCTTCATGGCTTACTCCTCCCCGTTGTTTTTCTCGCCCTTAATCAGTTCCTCGATGTCCTCGATGGCTGCAAACACCTTGGCCATGTCCTTCGACTTCACGCCGCTGATGCTATACTCCATCTCGTCGCCCTGCGGCTGACCAGAGAAATTGCCTGCGTAGGCCATGCCGTCGGTCTTGTAGATAGAACCGTTGATAGACTTGAGGGTGTTGGTCGTAACGTCCTCGTTGTAGTTCACGTTGATGGTCAGACCGCTTTCTGCGTTGACGTACTCAGCCTGAGTAGAAAGGCTTCTTGACTTAATTGTTAATTGTCCCATAATTCGAATTATTTAAATTGTTAATAACTAAATGAAGAAATCAAATTTAAAAGTTGACAGACAAACGGCTGTTGGTGTCGGAAACGGAACCGTAAACGACCTCATGCCTTACCGTGAAATCTCCACCTGGGTTTCCTTCCATGAGCCTTATCTGCCAGATTGTGCCACTATTGTACAGCTGCTTCATGGCTGCAAACAGTCCATAAATACCAAGATAGACAGCCTGTGTACCTGTGCCACTGGTGATATAGATGGTGCTTTCGCTCGGTCTCCAGTCTGCTGTGTTCGGTTCAGCATTCTTTATCACAAACTCTACTGTTGATGTCTGCTGAACAACATAAGTGGCATATTGCTGTCGATTATTCTTGTCAATGAACAGACCAGTGAACTCAATGCGGAATCCGTTAGGAGTGACGTTATAGGTAGATGATTCTTTGGGCATGTTTATTTTTAAGTACCATCTGTCCATACTGGTACTTGTATTGAATGTCCAGCTCTTTACTGTTGCAGGGTCGCTGAATGCGTAACTCGTACCATAGTTCTGCTTCTGGCCGAATGTCATATCTCCAGGCAGAGGGTTGCTTGTCTGTTCTACTCTCCATGCTTTATACACACGTAATACGGCACTTGTAACAACGATTGGGTTATTCGGATAATAGACGCTGTTAGTCTGCATGACTGGCACGTAGTATGATGTTCCGCCATCGGTTATCACCATACAATAGATGCCTATAATCGTTTTGTCCCAGCATTGGCTGATATTCAAGTTGAGCTTTTTTGCGCGATAATAATCGGTTTGTGTTCCATCATCCACAACCGACACGCCTACAGGTACAAGAGAACTGCCGTCAATAGCACCACACACTACAGTAAATTGTATAGAGCTAAACAAGTCATCAATGTCGAGCGTGTCGGCATAACCTCCGTCGCTTGGGTAAGTCCAGAGCTGGCATTTTCCATACACTGGATTTGAATCACCACTTTTAACCAATACGCGCTGTACACCAAGCGATGTTTCGTAGTCTGTCAGTATGCGACAATCTGCATCGTGCTTGTACTGGTTAAAGTCTGTCAGCCGGAATGGTTCACCCGAACCTCCTGCGGGTGGCACAAACCCGTAATTCAACCTGAGCAGGCTACTATTGATATTATTCTGATTACAACTGTTGCTTACTGGGTTATATGCACCTAACACATCCGTTGTAGACGAAAAACCGAGTATACGCATTCCGCACTTGATAAACCACTTGGCCTGATAACCGAGCGTGTAATTACCTATCTGCGTACCTGCCGCTACTATTATCGTTGTATTATTGCCTTTCCACCACGTAGCAGTTGACTTCCAAGTTTTATCGGAGTTCATCTCGTCGGTAGTATCAATTTTGTTTTTGCTGACAGGCTTGTATTTGCTCCATTGGTTGATGGATGAACTCTGACACAATGTGCCAAGGTCGCCACTGCTTTTTCCTAATGCTCGCTGTACGTCGTATATACTTACAGGAGCAGATACTATTTGTGATGATGAATCGTATGCCATTGTTATACCTCCTTATCATTATCAAGTGCGCAAATAAAACCAGTAGCATATAGGTCGCCATCTAGTTTGTACGCTTTAACTTCTTCGTCGTAAACAAACGGATTCTCTACTGGCGCGTGAACTACTTCGGTCTTGTTTATAACCTCTTTCAACACGTCTTTTCTCTTTGCCGCAACCACAATTGCTATGATGCCAAGCACAAGTGACGCGATTGAAATGACTAATGCTACTGTTTCCATATCTTATGCTGCTTTTAAAGTTTCTATTTCGTTTCTCAGTCTCTCGTTCTCTGCCTCAAGAGCCGCAATGCGCTCCTCGTGCGTCATTACCTTCCGCGCCACACTGATCACACCTGCCAAGGCCGTCACGCCGTAGTCGAGCGAAAGCATTGTGTCTGCATCCTCGAAGACCACCTCTGGCAGAACACCGCGCCAGTATTGCGCCGAAGTACCAGCCATCATCCTGCTGTCACCATTGAAGGTGTACTTGAAGCTCGGTGCGGCTGCAATCGACTCCACGCTCAGATTGACGTTCTCCACAAAGTCTTTCAGGCGCATGTCACTTCTCTGCGTGAGCGACTGAACGCTGACGTTGCCGTAGAAATATGAATTGCCGCCGCCAACGTATGTATTGCCAGCCACATAAAGGTCATAGTTCGGTTGGTCGTCATCTGATGTACCTACCGCAAGCCTGCCTGTTATTATATATCTATTGCCGTCAAAATAGCCGCCGTTAACACTATCCAAATTTATGCCGTCATAGTCAACGTAAATCTTGCCATTATAGCTTCCGTTGGTTGAAGCTAAGTACAACTCTTTCCACCTGTACGACGTATTACCAAGTGTATAAGTTCCCGTCGCGCTCGGTATCAGGCTTCCACTGATAGTACCGTCAGCATTTCCGCTCATGCCAAGTGCAGAGATACCGCCCATCGCATACAGATTTGCCGCGCCGCCGTTGTTGGCATTCTCAATCCTCAGCGCATTGTTGCTGCTCTCATAGACAATTCGTATCTGACCAATCTGTACATAGTCGCCATTGTAGCCGCCGACCAGCAAGCCAAGCGTATAAGGCGACCTGAGAGCAAGCAGACCTGAATCTTCCTCAATGATGCGCGAGGTGAAGTCGGCAGATGAGCCATTGTAGTGGAAATCAATGAAACCACCGTAACTTGAGAGTGAACCATGCGAATTTAATTCGATGGAGTGGAATCCTTCAATAGCTCCGCCGCTATTACCAGCCTCTATGCTACCAGACACGTCCGTTGGCACACCGCCAGAAGTCCAATACGTTTTCCCCCATGCCGTCTTGTTGACGGTGGAGAGCCGTGCAGCATTGTTGGCTATTCCGTTTGTGAAATACCCTTGCAATGTTGAGACACTTGAAGAGGAAGCATATCCTGCTGATGCATGATTACCCCAACCGTAGGCTGTGTCCCAATTAGATTGCTTTGCGGTAGTAGGAATAGAATAACCGCTGGTGAAGGTGATGCCGAATGTGCCTGTAGACGTGATTGTCGCGCTTGCACCAGAATTGACACGAAGTCCTGTCGGCACGCTCATGGTGATGCTTGTAACACCCATCGATGTCACATAACCCTGGTCTCTTACCCACGCCTGTGTAGCGTATGAATTTAGGTCAGTCAGCTTGGCATAACTGTTTAAGTCTGTCTTCGTTGCATAAGAACTCAGCGTTGACGATGTAACGTAGTTGTTCTGTGAAAGATACGTCGATAGGGCAGATTGTATATGCGATATGTGGATATAATGGCTGCTGTTGTTCTCGGCCATCGAAGCCCAAACCGTTTCAAGGTCTGCGCCACCACCGCCACCGCCAGCATCCGTACCGAGAGCACTGACATACGTGCTGGCAGCAACACCGCCGCTGATGTAGATACCGCCATTAGCAGAGTCGTATGTGATATGTACATTGCCAATCCAAAGATCATTCACCTTCGTGGAACCGTTAACTTGTAGCTTATAGTCACCTGAAGGAATGATACCGACACCGACGTTTCCGTTCAGAAACCTCAAATAGTTTCCGTTGACAGAACCCCATATATAACCGCTCGTCGAAGCACCGAACAAGAAATTCTCATTAGCCCGTGGACTTGAATAAATAAATCCGCCGTCGTATTTCGTGATGGTCACGTTACCTGTCAGGCTGACATTTGCTGTTCCGTCATCAGTGGTAATAACCTCACGAAGTGTGTTCCACGATGTGCGGTTGGCATCCGAGCGCATGGCAAACACCTTACCGTTCGAGCGCGATATGCCAAGAGCCGTCGTGCCGCCGGCATCCGTGCCATTATAGCAGTCCATGTACATCCAGTTCTTATATGTACCGTCGCCATTCACCGTCTGGTTGGACATCAGGAATCCAACCTTGTTCCTGCCAAAGAAATCGGGGTTCTGCTGACCGCCGCTACCTGTATA